GGATGGTTAGGCTTTTCTTCACTTTCGTTGTGGTCATGCTTACGCCCCTGTCAGTATCTTATAAACAAGATATATCTGATAGAGTTTAGGTTCAACCTGTTTCGGCTCAGCACTGCCTGGGTATCGGATGCAGAATCAATAATGTCGGAGTCGGTACGAATGCCAGAGTCCGTACCGGTAGTTCGTACCAACTTTTGCTTTAACGGCACGGCTCAATCTAAAAAGGGTCTGCCCCCACTGGGGAATGTTATCTGTTCGACAATGTGCAGGTGGTCGGCTACTTCACTAGCAAAGAAATGCTTAAATTTCGCTTTAGACCGCCGATGTTCAAGAGAAGGTATTCAAGGGATTTAATGACAAGGATTAAGGACAGAACAGAGGTAAGCAAACAGGGTTCTTAGTATTAGCCACAGAGGTAGTCAAAAAAACAGCTCTGTAGCCCGCTGATAGCGCGGTTCTACGCCTCAAAACACTAATGCACACAGGGAGCGTCAAAGTTGCTCAATTTCGAGGGTCAAAACGTACCCTGTATCGGCCTTGATTCGGCGCTCGAGTTTGGCCAAATCCGGCTTGCCGTGAACGGTTAAACCGTCATGTTGAAGTAGTGCGGCGCTGCCCGCTAATGTCTTGAGCATGGATTGCAGGGCCATGGATTCAGCGCCCTGTAAAACGTGCGCCAGCTTCTCACGGCTGTTCGACTTCAAGCCGATCTCGCGCCCGGCGTCATTAACCAAAACGCCAACCTTTTTCGTTTTGGCTTGGTAGTCCAGCAATACAGCTTTGCCGATTCTGCGAACGTCAGCGTACAAATTCAGCACCAGGGGCAGGCCGCGCAATCGGTCGGTGGCTTCCAATCCGAGACGTTGCTCGATAGCTCGTTGATTCTCTTTTGGGCTCTTAGCCAGGGTTGCGCCGTAGACGACGGCCAATAGCAGAAACTTGGCGTCATCGGTGCTGATACCGCCGGCGCTGGCAATCTCGGCGCGTGTGGCCTTTTTGTTGTCCAGGTAATGCAGAATATGCGGCGCTTTTTCGCCTACGCGGTCAGCCATTTGAGCCAATAGCGACCAATGGCAGTTTGCTATGTCTACATCGTAGCAGCCCTTCAGGGCCGCTCTACGCACTTCACCAACACACCGCTGTAGGTTGATCGAACCTTCGGCGTAAAGTCTGCCTGCGTTGCTCTCGCGGTAGGTGGTGGGCAATACAAAGCCGGGAGCGCCGGAACGCTTCGCAAGGTCAAGCATGATGGACGCCTGATCCCTTGCCATCATGGCGCGGCGCTTTGCCGCTTCTTCGCCGGAGTTGGGGCCACGGCCTGTTCTAATGGCGTCCCATAATTCATGTGACCAACGGAAAGCGGCGGCGGGCTTTTCCCTGTTAAGATACGCCTGGGCCGCGTGGTGGAACTTGTGCAGGTTGTCGCCTTCGATTTCTACGGCGGCGTGGATCTGCTTTTTCTCGAATCGGGTATTTCTGTTTGCAGTGGTGCGCGACCGAATACCATCAACCGGCATTCTGTAAGGCGAACCGTCAGGATTAACCAAACCTTTCTCGTCAGGCTCCAGACCGCTCAGGGCGTATTGTTTTGAGTTTTCTTGGTAGCCCATACAGATCTCCTTTGCTCTTTCAGTCATACGCCAGCCGCCGGCACTATGGCCACGCCTGGGCTTTAGATCCAGAACAAACCATTCTAGTTCGGCATTGGTTTCGTTGAATTGCTTGGCGCTTCCGAACATGGCGAACTTGCCTCGCCAGTGGATTGCGGAGACATCTTCCACGCCTGAATTATGCGTGAACCTTCCGGCGTACAAGCTCCACAAAATCGCAGCCATGCCCATTTGATGGGCTTCATTTAGTGCGCGGAACGATTCGGATTCGGCGCTTATGTGGCTTGTAAACGCTTTGGGCCTGTATCCACTTACAGTATTTCTTTGGCCTTTGGGTTGTGCCATACTTTGCTCGCTGATTGGTTCGCGCCTGTTAGTGGTAGCAAAGGTAATCAGAAAGATTTGCGGTCTAGTGCTGATTACCGAAAAATTCAAAGAGCCCCTTAATCGGGGCTTTTTTCTTTTCTGCATTTCGATTCTACATCAGAATTAATACCGGATGCATTTCTACCCCGCTCCCTCAGTTCCACCTTCACCGAATGAACCGTGCTCGTGCTGCATCCTACGGTGGTGGCGATCTTGCGAATGCTCCACTTTGCATCAATCAGCAGGTCGGCAATTCTCTTTCGTTTCACTTCGTCGCGGGGTCTGCCGTGGTACAGCCCTTTCGCTTTGGCCTTCTCGATCCCTTGCCGCTGGCGCTCCCGTTTCAGGTCGTAATCAGTGCGGGCCATGGCTGCGGCCATATCCAGCAACATCTCGTTGATAGAGCTCAGCATCCAGTCGTCAGCGCCGGTCAGGGCTTGGTAGGTGGTCGGCAGGTCAGCGGCAACAATGCACACGCCACGGCTGCGGATTTCAGCGCGTAGCAGCTCCCACGCCGCACGCGGTAAGCGGGTGAGCCTGTCCACGGATTCAACCAGCAGCACATCACCGGCCTGGCAGTCGTTCAGCAGGCGGCGCAATTCGGGCCGGTCTGCGGTGGCTCCGCTGGCGTTCTCTGCGTAGGTTGCGGCGATCCTTTGCCCACGGTCAGCACAGAACGCTTGTAGCTGCTCAGCGGCGCGTGTGGCGTCTTGCTCGGTGGTGCTTGCTCGTAGGTAGGCGCGAATCATCATTGCATCGTTTTGGTTATATTTCGATACAGTGTATTGATAAAGGTAGTCGGCAAGTAGATATAGCGGGGCGTAATTTTGTAGGTTTTGGCTATCGTTTAGGGCATGCCCAAACAAAAAAGCCCCGCACAGCATCACGCAGGCGGGGCCGGGTGCCCGTTCAGAATCGCTCTGTCGGGCTTACGTGTCGCCGGCCACAGGTATCCACTGAGGAGAAAGGCCGCACACGTTCACGGGGTTTTTGTGAGAAGGCACTCGCCGTGTAATCCTTCCCCTGAAACTTTCCTTTCGGAACCGCTCAGGGCACGGAACATCAAAACACTTCGGCAGATCGGTACGGGTTGAGCAAAAGCTGATAGGTGTGGTTTTTGTAAAATACCTCGGCACCTTGCCGTTGCCTGTTTTCGTACAGGTCAGCGGTCAGCAGCAGTACAGCTGCCTCGATTGGTTTTGGCATCGGGTCGGGCAAATCGTCGCCTAGATACTTGGCAATGTGATCCTCTGCCGCGTCCCAGTAGGTTTGAATTAGGGCGTCTTCTATCGCTTCTTCAATGCGTAAATGCTGCTTGATGTGTGCCAGTGATAGGCTCATGCAAAAAATACCTCTGTGTTGATTTCTACCGGATCGGCTGCGGATTGGGCGGCACCCATGGCCATGGCAAGGGCTTGAATACCATCAATGCGGCCTGTTCGGCGCGACTTGTCCAGTTTGCGGCTACCGGCTGGGTCTTTGGTGGCCACGGCATTGGCTGCGCACATGGTCAGCACTGGGTTGTTGCCGTGAGCCATGCGGGCGTTCAGCAACTCGGCCTCCAGGTGATCCAGTGCCGGGGCCATATCTTTAAAGCCCTGGCCATGTGGCACCAGCGGCAAATCCAGCCCCAACCTTTCCAGCTCTTTGCTCAGAATATCCATGCGCCAGCGGTCAAAGGCCACGGCTACCACGTCCAGATCGGCCAGAATTTCGGCCATATCCAGCGCCACCACTTCGTAATCAACGGTCGCGCCTGGGGTTGTCGTCAAATAACCTTGCGCTGCCCACACGTCATAGGGTGCGCGGTCGGTCTTTGCCCGGTCGAATAACCCTTGCTCGGGTGTCCAGAAATGGGCTTGTACCTGCCACACGCCTTGAACTTTGCCCACGATAACCAGGGCGGTCAGGTCAGTGCGGGCCGATAGGTCGAGGCCTGCATACACGGGCCCATCAAACGGCAATGGCTCGGCGCTGCAACTCTCCCAAACGTCAGGCGATATAAACGGGCTGTCGAGGCTCACACGCTGATTGAGTAGCAAGTTTCGGGCGGTGTTGCTCATGCTGGGCATTCGTTCGGCGCGGGCCATTTGTTCGGTTAAGTCGTCCAGGCTGCGGAATATTCCCAGTGCAGGATTGGCCGCTTCCCACGCTTCCGTGTCCATCAGGTCGCAACCTTTCGGTGCGGCGTAAACATGGCA